CCAACAGCAGCATAGCTGTAGAATCTTTACCGCCAGAATAATTGAGCATAACTTTTGTCATTTTCGTAACATTTCTTTTATTTCTGATAGCTTCTGTCTAGCAACTTCAGGATCGCCCTTTTTCTCGATAGCCTTCGTTTTATCAAAAGGACTGTAAGCTGCAGACTTATGTGTTTCCGCCTTTTCGCCGCACCAGGCTCTAAAGGTGTCCGGCGTTGGTCTAAATTGGCCTTTGAAGTTTCTCATTCCGTGTTTAATCTGTGTTCGTGTCAAACCTTTTAAGCCTTCTATCCACAAAGCGGCTTGTACGTTGTAAAGATCTTCGGTCGCAAGTTTAGCTCCGAAAGGATCGTAATTTGCAGAAAGAGCCATCAATAGCTCATCAAAAATCGAATCATAATCACCGAGAACCCCGTCTTTTAATTCGCTCGAAGAGTTCGACGTTCTGCCTTGCCGCGCCCGTAAGGCCGCTAAATGTGCTTTCGTTTCTTCGTGCATTTGAATTTCCTTTGGGGAACAATCCTTTCCATCCATTCTCAATAGACTCGTCTATACACGATGATTGCTCGTCAAGTGATAATTGCGATAGTTTTTTAAGAAGTTTTTTACGTGCCAACTCAGTCATTTTAGGTTTCATGCCGTTTCGATGCGCCTCAAACTCAAGCCAAGACTCTAGGTTGATATTCGGGTAGTCTTTTATATCTGTGGTTATTAATGGTTTACTATCTGGTATAGGTTTGTCAGTTTTGACAAGTCCATTTGCCCTTTCTGACAAATCCATTTGCCCTTTCTGACCAATGAGCAATAGCTTGCTTTCATCGGTTAACGCGTACCAATTAGTCTTGTCGTAGGCGTGTTTATTGTGTGTGCTTTTAATCAGCACCTCTTGATCTAGCAAGCTTTTTAAAATGCGGCGAACCTGACGGATCGACCAAAATGGGAAAAGCTTAGTCAGCGAGTTGACCGAGTTGTATGTCCAAGTTCGGTCGTCATGGTAATGCCGATTATCTGCTTTATTTTTTGCCAGCCAGTATTCAAAATTACTCAGCATAATGGCTTCACCAACACCATGTCTGGTTGCCATTTCTACGTCAAAGTGATAATTAATTTTCAAGCCCAAGCGCGATTGCCAGGTCTACATCTAAAATTTTAGATATTCGATAACCAGGCTTCTTTCCAAAACCCTTAGTGTGACCGTTCATCACCGTAGATATTTGAGATTTATTAATACCAGCAGTATCACTGAGGCGCTGCTGGCCGTATTCTTTTATTTTTAGCTGTAATTTAGTCATGTCATTAGTTTAATCTAATTCAACAACTTGTCAACCCCTCTTAATTAAAAACTGATTAAAACTTAACGTGAGTTAAATTAAATTTGACAGGTTAATTAAATTCAACTAGGGTGGTTTTCATGGAAACAAGATATATACTCAACAGCATGAATACTGAAAGGTGGCAACTTAAAGCCAAAAGAATGTTGCGTGAGAAAAAGTTAACAATGGATATGGTAGGCGAACGTATGCACTTAAAACGTTCATCTATTAGTCTGAAGTTAAACGGGAAGGTTGCGTGTAACGCCGATGAAATATTGATTATTGCATCGATGTTGGATATAACCGTTGATCAATTATTAGCCGATAGCCCAAACTACCTGGCACAAACAGGTCGACAGGTTGAGGCTAAAAAGTTTATAAATGGATATAACAGATTAAATGATGAGCAAAAGACCATGATCTTACAGCTCATGGAAACAATGCAAGAAGAATAAAAGCGTACAGCTTGTGTTTTAATAATAATAATAAAAAATTTCAAGGAAGGTATGCAAATATGGAGGCTCTAGACAAAAGGAATGTTAGTGCTAATAAATTAAAAAGCGAACAAAATGAAGTAGTACCCAACATGTTGGACACCAGCATTGCGTTTAAACAATTCTGTTCTTTACCGCAACGAGAAAGAAGTTTACTCAACAATACAATGCACGTAATGGTCTGCGACATGCATCCACTAAACAAAAAACAATAAAAACATAAATAGTACAAAAAAGTAACCGCTTGGAATTTATCCCAAGCGGTTTTTTTGTGCCTGTCATTCCAAGACCCCTCAAATTCCCGCAAAAAAAATAAACTATTTCCATTTACAAAGAACCGATAAACTTTTTTAGTTTAATGATACTCTTAGAAAAAAACCAACAAATACTAACAAATACCAGCAAATACCGATAAACTTGCTATTTAAAGTTTAATAATGTTAAAGTAAATACAGCTTAAAAATAAATACAGCTTAAAAATGAAGATTATTGAAATAACATTGATTGTACTGTTATAACATGTTAGTCTTTATACAAGTATACTATTGCAACACGTTAATTGAGGTGACTTATGAACTATTTTAATTATTCACCGAGCTTGGTGGATCACGAATATGAACAATCTTGTGAGCTAGAAACTGCGAGAGAAGAGGCCATGATAGATATGCTGAACACCCTCGCTGCTGGCGAGAGACTCAAGCTCCACGGAGTTTGGTGTGATCACGACGAGATCATTAACGAGCGTGTGATCTTCACCGATCAAGAAATAGATGACTACATTGCCGAACAAAGCGAACAAAATTTTGAGGTGAACCATGAATACTGAGCAATTAAATTTAGAAATAGCATCACTAAAAGCTGAGAACAGCAGGCTTGATGATAGCTTTTCATTGTGCCTGGAAAACATTGTCGCCTTAGCCGAAGACGTTGCCGCTGGCAAGCTAGAAATAGCTGAGCTAAAAAAGCAATTGTGACGAATCTATTTCAGGCGTTAATTTTTGTTGCCGTTTTTTTTGCCGCCCAGATTATTGCGGCATAGGAGTTTGATATGAGCAAAATAAATAACTTATATGAGCAAGCTGCTGAGTCTTACATGGCTAAACGTGGCGCTGAGTATGATATTAAGAACAGGAAAGATAGTTTAAATAATGAATTGACCGTGGCTGATTTTGCAAGCGGTCAACGAGACAGCCGAAATGGCTTGCCTAGCAAAGACAAGTCCCTTTCTTATAGTAATGGGTATAACTTTGAAGCCACCATTGGCCCAATGTTAAAGGAGAATTTAAAATGAAAACGTCAAATGAAATAAATGAAATTGCTAAAGCGCTTTGCTTGGCACAATCAGCAATGACTGGTGCAAAAAAGGACAGCAAAAACCCTTTTTTTAAAAGCAACTATTCAGACCTTGCAAGTGTGATGGAAGCGATCAGCTTACCTTTTGCAGCTAACGGCCTTTGTTTTGTCCAAGCTGCAGAAGCAAGCGAGCAGCGGGTTTCGGTTACAACACGAATTATCCATACTTCAGGTCAATGGTTAGAAGCTACCACAGAGCTTCCGCCCACCAAGGCTGATGCTCAAGGCTGGGGATCAGCTATTACCTACGCAAAGCGTTACGGCCTTCAAGCATTGTGCGGTGTTCCATCCGTAGATGATGATGGGCAAGAAGCCGTTAAGCGTGTTGCAGCACCAAAGGTTGCGCCGATCAATAAAAAACAAGCCGAAGAAATTAGCCTGCTAATAGAAGGGACGGGAACGGACAAGGTTGAGTTCCTTAATTATTACTCGACTAGGGCTGGATCTAAAATTACAGAGTTAAACCAATTCCCTAAAGACTTGTTTGAGCAGGCTGTAGCTGTCCTTAACAAAAAAAGTGAGGCAGCATGAAGTCCTTAGATCTTAGCCAAGGTAGCCCCGAATGGTTGACCGCTAGAGAAGGCCAGCTTACAGCCTCTCTAGCTCCTGCCATGATGGGCCACGGCTATCAGTCAAGGGACAAAGCTATGCGCTCTTTTTTAGGGTTGAGCGAGCCAGAAGAGTTAAGTTTATTTATGAAAAATAAGTTTGAACAAGGTCACGTTGCTGAGGCCAATGCTAGACCTGTAGCTGAGCAATTAATCGGCGAGAGTTTATCACCAATTACTGGCACGCGAGAACACTGCGGTCTTATGTTTTTTGCCTCTTTTGACGGTTTAACTTTTGATAACAAATTGGTTTGGGAACACAAAAAAACAGACAAGGTTTTTGATGAAATCCCACCTCTTTATTATTGGCAGATGGAACATCAAATGATTGTTGCCAATACGGAAAGCTCTTTGCTGACTATTACTGATGATGCTAGCAAAATTAGACACATTTATTATAAAAGTGTGCCAGAAAGACGAAGCGATCTTGTCAAAGGTTGGCTGCAATGGATAGATGATTGCAGTTGTAGAAACAGAACTGATGATGAGAGCCTCGATCTTGAGGATGAATATATTAATTTGTTACATGAGATTAATGTAAGAGAGCAAAAATTAAAGATCGTGCGCCATCGTGTCGAAAAACATTCTAAAAATAGAAACATGACTATTGGCAGACTGTCACTAACTTGGCATCAAAAAAGCAACAAACAAACGGCTAGCGCTTACATCAAAGAGCAGGACATTGAGTTACCAGATTTAAATTTAGAACCTACCTTTTCATCAAGAATAACTATTAACAAGGAGCAATAACATGGCTACTATCGGCGTAAATTTTGGAATCAACAAAGCAAAAATTGATCAATCGAGAATCGAAAAAGGTTGGCTAAATTGCACAGTGTTTATAGACCTTGACAAGAAAGATCAGTTTGATAACAACGGTGGGATCAAACAACGCGCCTCTAAAGAAGAACGTGATGGGGGGCTAGAGCTTGACTATATTGGCAATGTCAACATCTTTTATGACACCAGAGAAGGCGCAAACATTGATCGTAAATCTACCCCTGCCCCTATTGCACCGGCACAAGCGGGCATGCAAGGCCAAGAATATTTAGATGATGATATACCTTTTTAAAATATAGCTGAAGTTTGTAATGGGGAGTTGTGGCCTCTAAGCCAAAAGCAGTATCCGTTTTCAGCTATAGATTTTAACTTGCGGAAATATTGCTAACTACAACAATTAGCGCGGTTACATACTCTCCTGGTAGCCGCGTTAATTTTTTATTAAAAAGGATTTTTAAGATGGCATCACAACAACAATCAAGTACAACACCTATCAGCAAACGTGATAGCTGGCAGACACCCGATTGGCTTTACAGTTGGGCAAACAACCGTCACAACTTTGACGTTGATCTAGCTGCTGATAGTGCTAATAAAAAATGTGAAAATTTTATCGACAAAGAAGCTAACTCACTTGAAATGTCTTGGACTGATAGAGGTGTTAGCGGCTGGTGCAACCCTCCCTATTCAAAAACAGGAGATTGGCTGTCTAAGGCGTGGCAAGAAGCACAAAAAGGCATGAAAATAGTCATGCTTGTCCCTACGCCCAACGGCGAAAATCATTATCGTGATTTTGTATTCGGAAAGGCTTCTGAAGTGATCTTTATAAATGGACGTATCGGTTTTGAAACACCAATGAAAGATGGTAGCCAAAAAGAAATCAAAGGCAACACCAGAGGTTCTTGTTTTATTGTCTACAATAGAACATACGCGGAACATACCAGCTTGTTAACTGTTGATCGCGACCATATGAGAGGTTGAGTTGAGTTTTATTTTACAAGCCATTTTAGTTATTGTCTGTTTGAGACTGCTGCTTGGCCCAATGTTTCCAAAGGATTAAAATTATGTCTGACAATACAATTATTGCTTTTGAACAACTTCAGAAAATTACTGGATTTGAACAAAAGGGAGCAATTAAGCGACACCTCACTGCTTCTGGTGTTAGGTTTTTTGAAACACCACGTAGCATCTACACGACAATTGAACTGTTAAATTCAGCAGGTGGCTTGGTTCAAAATATTGACAAAGATGAAGAGAGCGAAATTATTTTAATATCTTGAGTATTGCCTAGCCCTGGAGTATGGTTTAGAAAATCCAGCATATTGGAGTTTTTAATGGAACAAAATAAAAAAGGCAGGACAAGAAATTTTCAGAAAACCATTCCAGCCCACATTAATCAAACAGATCTGCCTGAAGGATTGTCCTATGATCCCATCCGATCAAGATGGCGTTTTAATTATTTTGACAACTTGGGCAAAAGGCACTGGAGAAGAGTTGGCAGTAAAACAAGCACACTTAAACAACTACTGAGCAATATAGACAGGCTAGGCATTGAAAAGCCAGAGACATTTAACTGGCTTATTGAAGAATACATGAAAAGCACTCGCTTTTTAGACTTAAAAGGTAATACTCAAAAAGATTATCGCTACTATTTTAAACTACTCAAACAACAAAAAACAAAAGATGGCTCAATAGGTAATGTTCTCCTGAAAAACTGGACTACAGGTCTTTGCCAACGATTAATTACAAAGATAGAAACCGACAATGGATTATCTATAGCAAAGCACGTGCATAGCTTTCTATCGCTCACATTTACTTTTGCTAAAAACTACGACTACGTACCCACGAACCATGCTACAGGCGTGTACACATCAAAAAAAAGAAGTAAACAACAATACGTACAAGACAATATTTACAACAAACTACTAGCCTACGCGAAGCATCGAGGCTCAATAATGCCCAAAACAAAAGGTAGCAGCCCTTATTACATTTATAGCGTAATGGAAATTGCATATCTATGTAGGCTAAGAGGCGTAGAAGTAAGAACTATTACAGAAGATTTTTTACTCCCTCATGGAGTCAAATGTGAAAGGCGCAAAGGCAGCTTAACAAATATTATTCTTTATTCTGACAGATTGCTTAGTGTTTTAGACCATACAATAATAAAGCGTAACAATATATGGAAAACAAAAAATTCAGCAGTACCTATCAGCGCAAGCGATAGGTGCTTAATAGTAAACAATGACGGTCAGAAAATAAGCGCATCGGCGTATCATAGTGCGTGGCAAAAATTTATCAAGTTCGCTATTGCTGATAAAGTTATTACTAATGACCAGCGTTTCTCACTACATGATTTAAAGCGAAAAGGCATCAGTGATACTTTAGGTAGCGGGTCTGATAAAAAAGATGCAGGTGGCCATGCTAGTGATGCAAGTGTGCTGGTTTATTCAAAAAAACCAATTGAAGTACAGCCCGCAAATGAAAAAGGTTTAAAGACAATAAACTATAAGATAAAAAGCACAAACTTGAAAGTTTTATTAAATAAAAACATCTAAGGCATTGAATTAATTAACAAAAACTAACTGCCTGTTAATCAATGGGTCCCAGGTTCGAGTCCTGGTCGAGGAGCCAAGCATACCAAGGGTTTACAAGAGATTGTAAGCCTTTTTTTGTGCCTAAAAACAGCTTTAGGCACAATGCTAGGCACAATACATTATCAATGGCTTACAAAACATCATTCGTTGTATGTGGTTATTTTACTTAAACAATAGCAACGTGTTATTATTAATCAATCCTTATAACTTCTGGTTGAGCCAATGGTAAAAAGAGTACGATATATAAAGCCCAGCCCGTTAACTACCGCTGAAATGATGAAGCGTATGAGGACTGCCAGGAGAGAAGCGGGGCTAGTTGAGGTTCATACCTGGGTAACACCGGACGACAAAATTACGCTAGATAAGTTTATTAAAAAGCTAACAAAAGACTACTAGCCGTTTTTCATTGTATTGGATAGTGTAAGCGCTCTCAGTCCTACCTGACGGCACCATTTTGAATCTAATAGCTCATTACCAGCAACTTCGTAGTCAGCACGTTCTATCGCTTTTATAGCGCGAGTAAAAGTTTTAAAACCTTTCAACCCTAAATTGTAGACAAGTTCAATTATTACTTCTTGCCTAGCCGCTGTTAGTCCCTGGTAAAAGTCTAAAGTTTTTGCTTGCTTTGTAGCGGTTTTAATATCGTTCATTAACAGCAGTTCAGCTTCTTGTTCGGTGATCCCATTTGTGTCCAGATTGCGTCCGTACCCAATGGTATTCGCCCCTGTTACACATTGATAAACAGTCAGTTTTAGACCTTCGTGTTTTTTTATACTGTCAACAAGGTTCACTGTTTATCCCAGAAGGCGCTGCCACCGAACCATTTAACGGCAAAATAGTATTTTAATGCGCGTCTTTTACGTAGCCATATAAGCCATTTTTTACTAGATCCATCAATTTGCCTGTTCATGTTATTTAAAAACGTTCTATCAGCAGCTTGTTTATCGGTATCATCTACCCCAAAAAAATATTCATAATCATGGATCAGGCATGACTCGTGTATCGATAAGCCATATAACGTAGATGGTGTAAACAAACCACTGATCGAGCCTTTTGCCCCGCAACCATTGCATAGGCGAGACTTTTCAACGGCAGAGAGAGCCTTGTAGCCCTCCGGTTCAAACAGTTTAGGCATTTAATTCATCTATTTGAGCTTGTAGTCTGGCAATCTCAGCTACTTTCGGATCTACCCATCCTTCTACTTGAGTAAACACAGAGCCATCAAATGTGTATCGACCACCCATCCAATCTGCTGGTGGTGTTACGCCAGTATGAACAGTAGAGTTAGTTTCATTTAGATCTCCCACAATAAATTCAGGACATACAATGTTAGTGCTTGTCACTTCGATTGCTGTTGAATCGTCAAAAATATAAGCAGATACACCGCTTTCGTTAGTAATTGTTTGCATGATTAAACTCCTTTAAGTAATAATGATGTGGCGGATATTGCTTTTCCTGCTTCTACGGATGGTGTTCCTTCGCTCGTGGCTAAACTGCCATTAGACTGAATATAATAAGTGCTTCCAATGACGAGGCTTGATTGATTAAGAGACACCCCTCCTTGTAGAGTGACTGTAGCTGTAGCGCCACTGCTGTATGCAGCATCAGGCATACCTACAAAATTCGTAGACGTTAAGTTTGTTGCAAGCGTACTAAGCTGACCTATGCTAACGTCACCGCCATTAGTGCCGGTTAATTGTACATAGCTAGTAGTAAATTGGCCCGATTGTGCAGGGTTAAATGCCGAAAACAACTCATTATGATCTGTATCTGCAAGCAGATTATAAGTAGTCCCAAAGCTAACTGATGTACCGCTAATTGTGAATGGACGAGTCTTGATCGTAAATGGATTTTCTCCTATTGACCACGTAATTGCGCCTAAATCTTGTATACCGCTACCCATAAAAGCCTGTGGCCTATTTGTGTTTCCTGCTCCGCCCGCCGAACCTGAGTTAAATGCTACGGGAGTTCCAAAAGACACGGTTGTTCCAGACAGTGTTGCAACGAGAGCCCTGCCAGTGTATGTGTTTGGCTGATCAACATATGCGATTAAAAAAGAACCTGACCGCAAGGGGTCAACAGCAATGCTTGTCAAGGCGTTAGTAACTATCGTTGATGCGGTTCGTGTCCCAAAACTTAGCGAGTTTGTTCCCGAAATTGTACCTACAATTGCGTTCAAATAATCACTATTGGCGTTATCAGCAAAAGAAGTTACAAACTTATCAGCAGTTTTATCATAAGCTATGTAGTCAACGCCTCTTGGTTTCGGTGCAGCAGCTTGGCTTCCCGCCCAATCCACAGCGCTTCCCATGCTTGCTGTTGTTGAACCACTAGCAATATTCCCGACAATTCCTTTGCCTGAGTTCGTAGGTGCGTGAGCCATAATTACGAATCGACCTGCCGTGTTTTTGTCGTAAGTAATGGCTAAATCGCCAGGCATATCGTAGTTTAATACGACAGCCGCAGAACCAAAGCTCATGCTGGCACTTGCGCCAGTACCCGTGTACGTACCCACCACCCCGCTTAATGTTCCAAGACTTTGAGTAAACACAATCATCATTTTACCAGCAGTATTTGGATCTACGGCAAATTTGACGTTTCTTGAACTAGCACTATTCCACACAGTTAAGGTAGAAAAAACAATCGATGTTCCAGTGACCGTCCCAACGCAAGCTGTGCCATAGTAACCGTTAGTTTGATCCGCAAAGACAACAACAAGACGACCAGTTGAGCCATCATAATGACTGCTTGGAAATTTAGTAGCACCTACGTCGAATCTGGAAACTGAACCAGCAGGGACACTAGCCCCAGAGCCAGAGCCAGCAACAGCAGTAACAGTACCATCAGAGTTTAGTATTAAAGTTTGTCCATTGCTTAAATTACCTGAGGCTACAAACTCTTTTGTTAAACCACCACCACCTGCTGGTAATAAATCCGATAAATTAGACATGCGTATATCCTTTCATTAATTGTATTTTGCTCAAGCTATACGCTCCAGCCGATAGTGCTGTTTACATAAATCATCACAATGTCTGCAAAGTTTTTATCAAACACTAAATCAGTTGCAGAGCTTGCTATCTTAGAACCATTACGAGCCACAGTAAAAGTAGTAGTCTCCGCTGCTCCAGTACCATCTTTAATAGCAAGATAATCACCCGCACTTGGGCTTGATGGTAATGTAATAGTTATGCCACCAGCAGTTGCTATGTAATAATTTCCTTTAACAGCAGTTAGTGATGTTCCTGTAAGAACAGGTGCAGGGAATTTTAAGTTTAACGCGGTTTGTTGTGTTGGTGACACTGGTATATCAAACGAACCCAATGCTAGGTTGCCACCCAATTCAGGGCTAGTATCATCTACTACAGCAGCAAGTCCACCACCCGTGTTACCCGTTGCTCCTTTTACACCAGATAAGTCTAACGTCCAAGTATTATGAGTACCACTACCACCAATAGAGTTAACATTAACTACAAGCGTAGTGCCAGAATATGACGTTATTTGTCCATTCATAAAGTTAGCACCAGAATTTGTAACGCCAATCTGAATGTAACGGCCTACTGTAAATGTTTTACCTGCTTGAGTAGTAAGCGTTTTTGAACCAGTCCCTATAGCTAGGCTAGTAGTGCTAGTCCCTGTCATAGCTGTAGCAGTAGTAGCGCTTGCGGCGGCTGCATTTGCACTAACTAGAGCTGCTGCTGCTGAACTTGCCGCTGCTTGTGAACCTGCTACCCATTTATTAGCGTTTGCTGACGGTTCAAAGTTAATATTGTTAGCCACTAATGATTGATAAAGTATGCCGTCTGCACCAATAGCATTAGCCTTTAACGGGTAAGTAACTGTAGCTTTCCAGCTAATGTTAATTCTGATCCAATTAGATGGATTGGAGATAGGGTTCTTATTAAGGTTGCCCGCGCCAGTAGAAGTGTAAATAATACCATCTGAACCTGTAACGTTAGCATCAAGTCCGTAAGTAATAGCTGCTTGCCATGCTACTGTAGCTGGATTTGCCCAAAAAGCTGGAGAAGATACAGGATTGTTACCGATGTTATTTGTAGTTAATGATTGGTACAAGACTTCATCTGAGCCTGTTACCATAAAACCAGTTTGATAAGTTTGCGAGCTTGACCATGCTATTGAGTAAAGCAAAGACCAAAAACTTGCAGAGCTTGCACTGGTAGGGTCGTTATTCTGGTTACCACTAACTAGTGACTCATAATAAACACCATCACTACCACGCACTACATCATTAGCTGAGTATATTTTACTTGCAAGCCAAGCCGCACCAAAGCTAGATGATGTGTCACCTATTGGATCGCGTACTTCTATTTGTACACCCGATGAAGTTGCCAGGACTGCTTTTGCAACACCATCAAAAAAGATATTAGGTTGCCGACCTGCTGCTGATAAAAGAACAGGGTTTGCATTAGCAATGGATAAATTAATATCTGCGAAAGTTGTTTTTAATGTTGTGGTGTTGGTCTGGTAAAATGTAATTTTACCGTTAACTAATGGATCACCTGCATCATCAAAATATTGGTCTGCTAAATTGCCGAATCTACTCATTTTATATCCCTGCGTCTGGTGTATTTAATAACTGCAAAAACGATTTTAAAGCAGCAGAAGTGTTAGGGTTTAAGCTTCTCAACTCTTTCATGTCTGCCGTAAATTTTGAATCAAAAACTAAATCTGTTAATTTACTCACATTGTTTATTTGTCGTTGTTTTGTAGTTTGCCCCGTTACAACCGCGCCTACTGTCTCAAGCGGAGAAGTGAGCATATCTATAATTTTACCGCCTACACCTTTCACCTTTAATTCATCAATAATTTCTTTTCTTGTTGCGGTTGGTGAGCCTGCCATACGCCCTTTTGCTGCTCTTGTTAAAACTACATTTAGGTATTTAAGGTTTTTTAGCGCCTCACCCTCTGCGCCAGCGTAAAGAATTTCTGTATTTCTATTGTTCCCAAAAATTGCATTTTTTAACATTAAAGGCACGTTTTGATTAGTCATATCATCCATATTTAGCTTAATTGATCCCATTCTGCGTTCTACCTCGCTACGAAGCAGCAGGTTCCACGCGCCTGGATCAGCAGCATTAATCTTGGCCTTGGCTATTTTGATTGTTTTTATATTAGTCTCGGCTGGATTAAACATGGCTTTTGAAATGCCTTTAAGGTTAACGTCTTTAGTTTCAGCAATTACTCCTAAAATCGACTTCTCTACCTCATCTACAGCAGGTGACATTTCCTCAAACACTTGTTTACCAGCCCTTAAAGACGGGCTGCCTTTGTCCATTGTTTCTACTAGCTCTTTTTTTACTATTCCTAAAATTCTTTTTATATTGTTATCTGTACTCATGTTGCCAGGATCGATTTTTCCATCTAAATCTTTTTTAACTGCTTGCAATTTGTTAATTTTACCTTCGGAACTTTTGATCCTCTCCAAAACCCGACTTAACATTATTCCAGCATCACTGTTAGAGCCTTCTTCGTTGAGCATATTAGAAACTTTATCGCCAAGTCTTTTTGTGTTAATAGGAGGCGCTTTGCCTTGTCTCTGCCTTCTTCTAGCTTGGCTATATAGAGGGCCTGCTTCTTTAGACCGTAATCTTTTAGGAGTTTCAACCGCATCTCTTGCCGCTGCCCTAAATATATCTGGAGCAATAACTAAAGCATCTTCAGCCCCATCACTAATTATATTTAAAACAAGGTCAACTGCTTTTTCAGCTTGTATGTTTTGCTCATCAAGCAGGCTCATTGCCTTAGTTGCGCCTCCCTCTAACTGCGTTACGGTTTGCATTTCTTCTAGGGTCTTTGGATTGACTGTTTTTTGACCTTTAAACAAAGGAACGTCAATGCCTAGTTCTTTTATGGCTTTTTGTGCTTCTTCCGCTGTTGCCACATTTGATTGTGTTTTAGCAACTTGTCCTACTTCTGATCCTGTATTTATAGCCTGCCGTGAATTTCTAAATTTATTAACGCCTTGCTGAAATCCTTCACCGCCAGCCTGCAGCGCTCCAGCAACAAGAACTTCACTTGCATCATAAGGGTCAATAACACCTAATTTGTCTGTTGCTGCTTGTTTAGAAAGTTCCGTAGCTGATGCTAAAGCCAAGCCCAGACCCATTTTTGCTACAAGTGAAGTTGCAAGCAATGCCAACCTACCTGCTGGCATAAAAGCAACGATATCTGTTGCCATTTGTGCCGAATCTTGACTAGTCATACCTGGCTTGTTTAATATCCCACTTTTGCCGTTCTTAAAATCAACAATAGTATTACCTTTCTCATCTTTTCTAAAAACAGTTTCAGGTGCGGCTTCCTTTATTATCTCCATTTGTTGGATAGGGTTATTTTCGATTAATAGCCCCGACATAATTTGTAGCTCTTGCTCTGTGCTTAAATCTTTGAACATGCCCAAAACTTCGGGCAATTTTCGCGTTTCTTTTGTTTCTCTGTCTTCCCCTGTAAAAGCATCATAAATAAACCCTAAGCCGCTACTACCATAGCCAGGCCTAGCTTCTAACTGTTCTGTGTCTTGCGTAGCAACACCACTTACACTTTTAGGAATAAAAACTTTTGCATTAGATGGTGTGTTGCTTGATGTCTCGTTCCTAGGCGTTACACTATCCCCGTCTGGTATGCCGTTAACTTCTGGTGGAATGAATACATTCATTACTTACCACCTGGCTTAGCCATATCTTTTTTTGCTTTCTCTTCTTGTTCTTTCCATGCGGCAAGAATGTCTTTATTTGATACGTCTATGTTTTTAGGCTCGTTTTTAACGGCATCAACAAAATCATGGTAAAACAACGGTAAACCTGTCGAGCTTTTTTGATATTTTGAGATCATTGGTGCGCCTCCTAGGCTCTTTCTCCACGCTTTCGTTGCACCTTTAGCGCTGCCTGTTTTGTCGTAATGCTCTTGTTCAAATTCTGCACGATCAACGTCACGCCTAGCAATTGCTCTAGCAGAGTTATTAATAAACCTGTTTGCTTGTGGCGTGTTACCAAGATCTGCAATAGTCTTTTGTATCTGAATCCTATCTTCATTGGTTTGCGGGCCTTTTTGAGTAGCCATGATTTTTAATACCATGCTTGCCGTTTCTGCGATAAAGGCTTGACCTTGTGAAGGATTAGTATTTAGATATTCTTTTATAGTCTCATCAGGTATATTTACCGCATTAGCTAACTGCCCCACAGATAGCCTTAACGGTGCCAGTGCGTCTGTAGGTAAATCGTCCATTCCCGAAAGTTTATCGAGGCTAAACAGCATGTCTCTTGCTACTTCACCTTTGTTTTGAGTTTCGTAAAAGTTTTCCGCTAGCCTTTTCCCCATTTCTTTTAGTTCTGACGTTTCACCCGCACCCACGTTAACTTGTGTTGTAGGTTTTGTTACTGGAGCTTGCCCTACAAGCGGCCCTATTTGTCCATTGGACTTCATTACTCTTATTTCATTTTTACCTGTTGCTTCGTTGAATATTTTTATTGTTTTTACTGCAGCAGGCGCATCAACCAGTTTCCTGTCAATAAGGTTCATGTAGACCTCATTGACTTGAGCTTTTGCCGCTTCTGGATCTGTTTCAGCTAAATTATATAGCCGGACAGAATCAGTCATATCCATACCCATTTTAGTCCCTGCATCAATCCTGCTTTGCATGCGACTTAAAAAGCCTGGCATATCACCTGAATCTAAAGCACGTTTTGAATACATAGTGTCTGTGATTAACGCTTCTTGCCTTAATTTTTGTTTCTGCTCTTTTTCTTCTCGTAAACCTTTAGAAAACTCTGCTCCCCTACCTTGAATACCTGCTCCTAAACCGCTAAGTCCTCGGCCTATCCTAGCAAAATCAATACCTTCATTTGCGGGAGGTGCAGTATAGTTTGCATAACGCCCCCCTGCTGGCTCTTGACTAGCAGCAACCTGTTGTGGCATACCACCCTGACCTTGCATTTGACTTACTGGATCTGCATTATTTGTAGCTATGTCATTTCTACCGGCCATTGCCTTTGCCAACTGCTCCGCCATTTTTGCGTTTTGATAAGCCGCCATTATGTTAACTCCGAATATTTAACTTGCAAGTAACCTTCTTTCCCCATAACAACTGCTTCTGGGTTTAGTTTCATAGCTTCTTGAGCCATTACACCAATTCTAGGTTGTTTAGGATCTGCAATCTCTTTGCCTTTTTCTGTCCAATCCCATGTGTACAGATTATGCCTACCAATCACGCCAACTTTTACAATATTAGTTTTAAGTCTTTCATCACTCATCATGGCGTAAATTTGCATGCCCATTTTAGCCATATCCATCATATCGTTACCGCCACCGCCACCAGAAGCATAACTATCAGTATATTGTCCATTCGCTATACCTCGTCCAGCTTGCGCTGCTGCGCCACCCATTCCACCCATTCCTTGCATTAGCCCCCCTGCACCCGCTGCAAGACTACCTAAGTTTTGTATGCCGCTAGAATTAGCTGGAACTGCTTTAGCTCCTGCAACAGCAGTTATTTGTGCTTCGCTTAGACCGCTTAAAATTTCTGCTAGTTTTTGCTGGCTTATACCTTGGTTCTCACCAGAGCCTGACAAGATACCAGCTAGTTGACCTGCATTAGTGCCTGTCATGTTAGATAAACCAATACCCTGATTGTTTATCATGTTTGCCATATTGGTGGTCTGCCCTGCTAGGTTTGCGGCTATCATTTCACCCGCCCTTGTTCTGCCGCCTGACAATAACTGTCCGGTGTTCATAACGTTATTAGAAGCGTTAGCTCCAGCGTTAGAGGCTATATTAGCCATGTTTGCGCCAGTACCAAATTGATTGCCAGCAACCGCTGCTCCTGCTTGTGTTTGCAGGTTAGCAAGGTTGATGCCTTGATTAAGCCTGTTAGCACCCATTTGTTGTTGCAGGTTACTTTGAGCCGATACTCCTTGTTGACCTGTATCAGCTATACGGCCTAGTCTGTCAAAGCTATTAGCAAAATCTTGTTGTGCCAAGCCCATTGCCTGAGTTTGTAGTTCTTGCTGTACTCTGCCACCACCTAAACCACCAGTTGCCGCTGCGTTACGTAGTGATGCGTTTTCTGCTTGTTGTACTAAATAGTTTTGCCCTGGTGATGATCTGTAATTGTCATACGCTGCTTGTTGTGCCGCTACACCAGAAGCGCCCGTATAATCAGCCATTTGTTGAAACGCTTGGTTGCCAGCATTTACATATGGATCATAATAATCTTGAGCCGCTGCAAAGTCAGCACGACCTTCTGTGTTAGCCGTGTTTATAGTGCCAGTTGCTTCTGCTAAAGCTCTTTGATATTCTGCGTTTGATAAATCCCTGCCGCCGGTAAGATCGTCCCTTGCAGTCATTGCAGAGCTTTCAATAAGACCTAATGCTGCTCGTAATGAGTTCTCTAACGCTTCTTCAGAACCAGCAAGACCATATTTAGCGGTTTCATTAAAAGCATCTTCATCTGCTTGTACTGAGTCTTGATTATTGGTGTATTGCTGGCCCTCAACGGATTGGCCTATTTCATCTCTGATCTCGTCTATTGTGCGGCCACCACCTAGCGTACCAGTATAATAAGCTAGGCCACCTGCATCTGAATCTCTGCCTAGCTGATTTTGATATACTGACTCTAGTAATCCTTGACCTTCTGCTGACTGAGCTAAATTTTGTCTGATCTGACCGCGGTTTATACGTCCTGAAGCAAGCTCATTTTGATAATACTCTTGACCACCAGCGTCAATATCACGACCTAATGCAGTTGAATAGTTCTTGGATAATAAATTGTCTGACTCGTCAGAAGTAGCAAGTTCTTGTCTAACTTGCTCAATAGTAGTATCGCCACTATCAATTAAATCTTGATAATATTGTAGGCCGCCAGCATCACCTGATCTGCCTAGTGTTTCTTGGTAAGCTGTTTCTAATAAGCTAGGCATGTTTAATACTCTCCCAATTGTGAAACAGGATCGGTAATTAGATCTAACATTGCTTGTTCTTCTGCTGTTTTTGGCCTGTATCTGTCATAAACAGGTTCACCCTCTGTACGAATACCCCTATTATCATATTTATTGAACCCGCTTTTTTCTGGCCCTGCATATATTCTGCTGCCAGGAGCGTAGTTAGGCTGGTTTCTTAATGGAAGATCACCAGTTTTAATAAAATCAGGTACGTTTTGGTTTCGGTAAATTGTATTGTCTGATAGTAATGTAGGCTGTAGCTTTCTATAATCTACTCTATTACCTAGTATTGCATTTTGATATTGAGGCATAGAGGCTTTAATTAAGTTTTGAGAAGCTACATTACCCTGTCTAAATTGTTTAGACTGTTCAGGCATAGACATTTTTAAAAGATCTAAAGCAGCTTGATAACCCATATTTCGGTTTTCATCAGCAGCAGGAAACAGTTGAAGAGAATCATCTCTTGCTTCCGCTGCTCTGTCATCAAAATAACCTCGATTGTCAGAGTTCTCTTTTTTCTGAACTTCTGACTCGCTGCCGCCAAACATCTTATCTATTGAGCTACCCATATATAACCTCTTTTAATTCATCTTTAGTCATGCCAAATATCCATTTATCTACAATTTTACCGTTCTTAATATGGCTTTTACGGTTAACGCCTTCAAGGGTAAAGCCAATAGAAAGCATAAAGCGTTTTAAATGCGGATAGATAACTGGTATCTCAGCATTAAACTTTTTGTATTGACTGCCAAACTCTAAAACCCACTTGTACATTTCATACATAACCAGCTTGTTATATTTAGCTCTATGTTTTTTTAATACTTGAGGATGAGCCTCTAAACTAATAGAATTTAACGGTTTTAATTCTGCTAGAGCTATCACATCATTATTTTCTGTAACGAGAAGCCATGCGCTGTTTTTATCCGGTACATAATTGCTTACAGACATTCCATCCTCAATACATGCATCAAATTCTGGCATAGCTGCTATGCTCATAATTAAGTCATAATCAAATGTTCTTTCTATTTTCATAGAGCAGCCCATCCTTTTAATCTGTTGCCGCCAACTTCACTGAGCATTTTTCTATATTGAACAGGACTCAATGGTGCAGCCTCGTCAATATACAAACTGTATTGAGCAGCGCTAACAACACCTTCTGGTGAGCCAGTACCAATAATAGGCATATTGTTTGAAGCCTCTAAAGCCCAGCTACGAAATGTTTGCTGCATTTCGCCGTTGTCATTAACAATAGGCTGTGCGGCGTTTAATCTCATTGCATTAAATCTGCTGTTAATTGAATAATTACAGGTTTAACTGCATCTGAAAGCGTAAAACGAAAAACCTCAAACCTTGCTGTCCGTCCATTTCTACGCCAGATAGTTCTTTTGTTGTACTGGCCTATTTTTCCTATAGAGCGAGTACGCTGATCAACAAACGTTTTTCCACCATCTGTACTTCTATCCATCATAATTTGCGGGTTAACTACTGCCTCATTACCTACACCAGCTTCCATAGTTAACTCTAACGATGGGACGGTAAATGACTCCATATTGTTTTGAAATGGTTGCGTAGCAACACGGCGAACAATGTTATTGCCATACTCTGTATAAACTTCTGTAGATAAATTACCTATGCGACCATCTTGCGAATCACCTACTAAAATTAATCCGTAAGCCGAAGTGACTGAGTTGATCCTTGACCGAATAGTATCGCCATTAACATTTGATTTTCTTTCGTGCCACTTTGCACTAATAGTGTCAAAAACTAGCGTAGTGTTAGGAAGTGAGAACCCTACAAAATACGCACCATCTTGAGCGTAAGACCAAGCAAAAGCACTTACAACATCTGCTTCTGAAGTAGAAGATAAAATAGAATCTATAGCCGTTGTGCTAACTTTGATATAACTATTGCCCTGGTACGCCCATATTGCTGGTGACTCATTTTCTCCGCCACCAATAAACATAAAAGTGTCACTAGAATTAACAATAGAAAAAGGTGCTTTAACGCCTTTTGCCATAAACAAGCCTGACCTTTGGAATGGAAAACCTGTACCTCCTTGATTTTGGAAGGCTTCTGTTGTTTCACTACCTGCAATAAATAATTGATTATTGAATACAACAGGAGCTACTATTTTGTCTGGATCGGCTTCTGCTGTTCCAAAATCTAAAGCGTTGTAACTTAGCCCGTTATTAATAGCTGACACAATAAACTTTTTGGAATCTGTTGTCAGTGCAAAATAACCATCTATAAAGACTACGTATTGTGGGTTACCGTTAGCTGTAAAATCAGCATCAGTAATTTTTGTTAATACCGGTGGATCATCCGTTAAGATAAAACCTTCACCTCCAGGCACTAATATTAATAACTGTGTGCCGTTATCAGCCATTGACACGCGACCAGAGCCAGATATTTCACCTAAGTTAGATAACGTGTTGTCAGCACTAAGCCGATATATGGCATTGCCATTAACAAAATAAGCTATACCAGCCATTGTGTGACTGCCTCTATTTTGCTGCAATATCACACCACTTGTTGCTAACTGTGTAGAGCCAGCAGTGCCAAACAGTGTTTCTGTAGACAAAGCGGGTGCAGCCGTTATTTTGTTAGGGTAAAAATTAGTACATTCTTGTGCTGATATAGGCAAAGAATCTGACATATAAAAACCATTGGCAATAGGTAATATTGCTGTAGGCATTAGTTAATACTCACAACAGCGCTTGCCGCTAACAAGTTAACAGTAGAATCTAAGTTGGATATAAATATTTCTACGTAATTTGTTGCAGCTAGTTCTTGCGCCCAAACAACAGTAATAGATGCAGGTGCATTAGCAGCCGCACTGCCTATAGCAACAGAATTAGCAATTAGAGATCCATTAATTGCCACCTGTGCAGAGATATCTACTGAGCTACCACTTACAGGCTCTACCGATATTTTAGCCGTTACAGAGGCATTTAAGTTTTTAGCCCCGTTATACGTTATTCTCCCAGCCGTTGTTCCTGTCATTTGACTAGTTGATCCAACAACAAATGTACCCGCTACAAGAACAGGTGTACCCGCTGATGCAATAGCGGTATTAGTTGAATTTCCTTGCATTGACACTAAACCAGAAGTTCTAGTATCAGCAATAGTATTTGCCCCTGCAAAATTCCATCTAGTGTCTGTAGGAGCAATAGTTGTTAAAGGTGCAGCAGCCCCAGCGCCTTGTAAGAAAGGAGCAATAACCAAACCTAATTGACCAGCAATAAGATTAGCAGAGCTTGCAGCGCCCGTTAACAGCTTTGCACCAGAAGCCAATGTTGATGATATTTCGTTGCTTACAAAAGACTTAAAGGTTGCCGTTGCTAAACTATAAATAGTTCCTGCTGACAAGTTAATGGTTGATTGTGAATGAGTAAAACGACTAAATGCACCACTAAATTCCATGCCCGTAGTAGCGGTAATTAAACTGTTTACATTATTTAAAGTGTAGTCACTAGCAGTAGATACAAATATGCCTACTTTTTTGCAAGTAGTAATAGTAATGTTTCTTAGGCCGATTGTTTTAGCAGATGTATCTGTAACCTTAAACGCTCTACCGTTAGCACAAGTTAAAGCGATATCTTTAACAACAAAGTTTTTATCCCCTGAAGTTATCATGTCACCAGTGCCAGTGTAGGTAATTGCAACTAAAGTATTATCGAGGCCAGCTAACACCGTACCTTCTGACATGGCTAGTCTATTTGCACCAATGCTAATGCTTTGTAGTATTAGATATTCTGTATTTGCTACTAAAGTAATGACATTAGCTACTGCGCTTGGCAAGTCCCCAACAACACTAATTAATATTTGCTTACTAGGCTTTGCCACGCCAGAAGCAGCAATGGTTATATTGTTTGATGCTGCTGTAACACTAATGCCACTGCCCGCTACAATAGAAGCTATAGCAGGTGATGTTGCTGTAGGATTGACTAAAACAGGTGAGCCAGTTGTGTCTTGAGTAAAGTTATGCTTGAGCGTAATGCCGTCTTCTGCTGATATGCTGGCACTGATACCCGCGCCTGGCTCTAAGTTTCTAATGTTATTAACGCTGCCTTGCGTATTTAATACTGGTACACCATCTGAGGCACCATCTTGTACTAACGAGCCTGTAACGCCTAGTCCGGATACAAAATTTGCATAAGGTATTTTATAGTTAACACCGTTAACAAAGTAATCCATACTGGCATTAGTTAAAACTGTTGTTTGTGCAGGAAAGAGACTTTTTTTCCGCCCGTTTGCTCTATTAGACATTTATGCCACCTATGTTGTTTTGTTCGTGTTTTGTTCTAAACCAATTGCGCCTGTGGTTTCTGCTAGTATTGATGCTTCTTTGTCAGGGTAAAAATGACCTGTTAATCCTTCATCATCACTTTCGTTCCCAGAACCTATAGACAAAGTTGATGGCATAAAAGATGTAGGTATGCGTTGGCCTATTTTTCTCATTACCTTTAAGCCTTCAGTAGCAGCGGCTATTAAACCAGGGCTGATAGTGCCGTTGTAATCAGGAGATACTTCTATAGCCATATTAGCTATCAAGCCTCGTAAAGCTCCTGTTGGAATAGTTACTTCATCACCTAAATTAGCAACTTCTGTATAGCCTAATGTCACTCCGTCAGCATCTAACGACAACATGTAATTGTTCATAGCAAAGATAAAATCTTGATACTCTGATGGTTCAAGTGCGGCTTCACTTGCTTGCACCAAAATACGTTGCAATGATGCTGTTGCGACTTGCGATACTGTAGCCATTATTTATGCTTCCTTTACCATTGTGATCTGGCCTTCTTTTTTGATGCGTTACTAAGCTCACCATAATGAAGTAAAGGCTTAGAAGTTTTTCCCATCTTAACGCCACTCATCACAGTTCCATCAGCGTGTTTATGTGTTTTACCAGAAAACAACTTACCGCCTTTGTCGTAATGATTTACATTTTTCATTATTGATATTTCCAACCGATTGATAAAGCATGTTCAACGCTATCAATGCTTACTTTTATGTCTGCACCGCTTGGCTTAGTCATTAAATACAAACCATTAATATCCTGTAGGTCTTTTTTTTTTGCTTTTGCTTTGGGTTTAGTTTTTGCTTTCATAGTGTCCATGATATTTTTCCTTATAGTAAAAAAAGGGGCAGCCGAAGCCACCCCAATCTATTTATCGTCCGAAGCCTTGACCAGCAAAGAACGGGTTCATCACACCATAAGCAGGACGGAAATCAATACGCACCTTTTGCTCATTAGCTAAGAATGAAGCACCGCGACTAATACGCATTTGCAAACCATCTTCTGTAGTTGCAATAGTATCAGTGCTGTAAAGTTTCTTCATAGGTACTGAACCTACTGAGAACGCTTGCTTGTTCCAGAACATATTAGGCTGGATAACTTTAGAAGCTGCCCCACCTAGTGTTAC